TCTGAACAAGGAACGAGATAATGGCTCGTGATATGTACCGTAAACTACCTTGGACAGGTGGTGATGCTAGAAGTGTAGCTGAAATTGTGAACAACCTTGTAGAAGGTAAGTCTAACAATACAGGTGATATTACATTAGTTGCAGGTGGTGCTTCATCTACAACTATCTATGATGAACGTATAGGTTTTAATTCTTATATTGGGTTAGAACCTAAAACACAAACGTCAGCTAGTACATACTTCCCATACGGTGCATTTCAAGATACAACTGACCAAAGTTTAGCTACGATAACAGCTACAGGTAACATTACACTTAACACTACAGACTATTCTTTAGGCACAAGTCGTGTAGATGGTTATAAGATAAAAGTAGACTATTCTGGTCTTTATAACGTTCAGTTTAGTATTCAGCTTGCTAATGATGATTCACAAATACAAGACGTAGATATATGGTTTAAAAAGAATGGTTCAGATGTTGCAGGTTCTAACAGTAAGTTTTCTGTAGATAGTAAACATGGTAGCGTTAAAGGTCATGTTATTGCAGCATTAAACTTTAACATAGAGCTTGCTAAAGATGATTATGTAAGTTTAGCTTGGGCTACAAGTTCTACATTGGTAACAGTAGAACATTTAGCAGCACAAACAACACCTACTAGACCTGCAACACCTAGTGCTATTGTTACTATTCAGTATTTAAGTGCTAATTCATATACGACTAACTTATTTACAGAACCTTACATTAGCGCACAACAAAATGGACAAGCAACTATCAGTCACCCTGCAAATACAGGCACGAATAAAGTATATCGTTATATAATAGTAGGATGATATTACACTACATACCTAAAGACCAACTTAGGACTCATTGGCAGTTTATTAAACATGGTCTTGAAATAGTCAGAAGCAAAGGTCATCCTGAGTGGTTAGCAGAAGATGTCTATTGTGATTGTTACGAACAACGTTCTATGGTATTTCTAGCAGTAACCGATAACAAACCTTATGGCTTTGTAGTACTACAACCTATGGGAAATACAATTCATGTATGGGCAGCATGGTCATCAATTAATGACGATTTATTATTAACACAAGCATTTCAAGAAATACAAGCAATAGCAAAACAAGGCAGTAAAACAAGAATTACTTTTACATCTCAAAGACGTGGCTGGGATAAAAAAGCTCTACAAATGGGTTTTAAACCTTCAACATGGGAATTTACACTTTAAGGAAAGCAACATGAAATTATTTGGTTACGATTTAGGACATAACAATTCATTTAAAGATAAAATGTATTGGCTTATTACAGGGTTTATGACTCATAATGGGTTTATGTTATGGGGTGGTGGTGGAAGTCCGCAACAACAAACAACCACATCTGGTATTGACCCAAGCATGAGACCTTATGTTGAAAGAGGTATATCAGAAGCTCAAAAACAATACGAAACATACACACCACAATACTATGGTGGTCAAACTTATGTAAGCCCATCTGCTCAAACAGAGTCAGCACTTACTATGGCAGTACAACAAGCAAGAGCAGGTAGCCCTCTTATTAACCAAGCATTAGCTCAACAACAAGGTGCTGTAAGTGGTCAATACTTAGGTGCTAACCCATTTTTAGAAGCAGCATTAAGACCAGGACAACAAGCAGCTACACAAGCATATCAACAAGCTATTGGTTCTACACGTAGTGGTGCAGCACAAGCAGGTCGTTATGGTTCAGGAGCACAAACACAATTAGAAGGTCTATCACAACAAAACCTTGCTAATGCTTTAGCAAACCAAGCAGGTCAAGCAGCATATCAAAATTATGCTTCAGAACGTGGCTTACAAGAACAAGCAGCTAGAAATGCTCCTACAATGGCTCAAGCAGCTTATCAACCTATTAATCAACTATTACAAACTGGTCAAGCTCGTGAAAACTATGCTCAACAAGCTCTACAAGCTGAACTAGACCGCTTTAACTTCCAACAAAACTTACCATACCAAAGACTTGCACAATTTACGTCTACAGTAGCCGGTCAACCATTAACTACTCGTTCAGAAACAACATCTAGTGGTGGTGGCAAGATTGTATGTACAGCTATGAATGCTGAATATGGCTTTGGTAGCTTCCGTAACGCTATCTGGTTAGCTCAGTCTAAAGACTTAGACCCAGCATACGAAAAAGGTTATCACACTCTATTCTTACCATTAGTAAACTATGCTTACAAGAGTGGTAAAAAGAATGCCCTACAACGCATTTTAAGGGGTGTTTTAGAGCATATCGCAAGACACCGTACTGCTGATATATGGAAACAAAAAAGAGGTAAAAATAGAGACAATATTGGCATGATTTATCGTGCTATCTTAGAACCAATTTGTTATGTAGTAGGAAAGGTAGGTAAATAATGGACCCAATAACAGCTACACTAGGAGCATCAGCAGCAAGTTCAGCATTACCAGCAGTTGCAGCACCATCTATTTTAGGCGGCGGTCTTACAGGTGCAGGTATGATGACAGCAGGAGCACCAATTGTTCCTGGATTATTAGCTTCATCTACACCAAGTTTAATGGGTGGATTAGGTGCATTAGGTTCAGGAGCATTGGAATATGCTAAAGCTAATCCATTTCAAACAGCAAGTTTAGGTTTAAGTGCATACGACAGAATGAATCCATCACAAGCTCCATTACAACCTTCACCAATGCTAAACGCACAGCAACTTATAGGTCAACAGGGTGCAGTACCTATTCCTCAATTCAATAGTATGTTGCAATTACCACGCAAACCAATTTACATAGGATAAATCATGGCATTACAAGATTATTTAGGTAATATTAATATCTTTGGAACACCAATTCCTACAGGTATTTTAGACCCAAAACAAGAAGAAAAGTTAAGAAATCAAGCATTGGTATCCGGTATTATTGGTACTGCTGCTAACTATTTAGCTACTCCTAAAAACTTAAATGCTGGTTCTGCTTTGCCTTATTTAGCTAAAGCGTATATTGGTGGTATGGGTGCATCTCAAGGTACAGTTGATACTGCATTAAACAACCTATATAGACAACAATTATTAGCTGGTAGAAATGACCCATTTGGTACTGTTGATATTTCTAAATTTACTCCAGAGTCTATTTCTGAGTTTCAAAAAACTAAAGACTACGGTGTATTAAAACCAATATCTCAAGCACGTGGTACTAATATTGGTAATATTGACCCTACTAAATTTACAACAGAGTCATTAGCAGCTTATCAACAATCAGGTAACTTAGGTGACTTAAGACAAATATCAGCAATGGAAAAAGGTGAAAGCCCATTTGGTAAGATTAACACATCTGACTACACACCTAAATCATTAGCACTATTTCAAAAGTCAGGTAACTATGCTGATTTACAACCAAAAGCAGATACTATTAAAGCTACTCAAAACTATGAAGCAGCTCAACAAGATGTTAATGGTAATTGGATATTTGTACCTAAAGTTCCAGGATTACCTATTAAAGACATAAGCGGTAATATTGTTACTAACCCACAAATTAAACCTAAACAAGAAAAAGCAGCAACAGAGTCACAAGCTAAAGCAGCAACATTCTTTAGCCAAATGACAAGTGCAAGTGATGAATTAAAAAGACTACAACAAGAAGGTTTTGACCCATCAAGCACAGTATCACAAACAGCAGTTAATTTAGCAGGAACACCATTAAGAGGTTTAGCTGGACCACAAGCTCAACGTGCTAGACAAATTCAAGAGCAATGGTCAGAGTCATTCTTACGTATTAAAACAGGTGCTGCTGCAACTAAAGATGAAATTAGAAAGAACGTAGAAACATTCTTTCCTAGATTTGGCGAAACTGACCCAAGTATTATTGCACAAAAAGAACGTGCTAGGGCTCAAGCAGAACAAGATGTATTACGTATGACAAAAGAAGGTGGCGGTCAAGTTGCACCAAAAGCTAAAGAATTATCTGCACAAGATAAACAGGCTTTAGACTGGGCTAACTCTAATGCTACAGACCCAAGAGCAGCTCAAATCAAACAAAGATTAGGACTCTAACATGGCAGAATTTAACCCTGATGAATATTTAGGTATCACTCAAGGTTTTGACCCTGATGCTTATTTAGGTGTAAAGAAAGTAGCTCCATTACCTCCTGTCGCAGATAGGTTACAAAGACAATTAGGTTTAACAGGTCGTTATTTGACAGAGGGCATTGTGGGAACTGGAGATATTCTTACTTCACCTATTCGTGGTGCATTAAACCTTGTATTACCTGAAAGTTTACAAGTTAAACCATTAGCACCAGCTTTAACTAGAAATTTACCACAGCCAGAAACTACTATGGAAAGAATGGTAGCAGGTCCATCAAGAGCTTTGGCAAGTACATTAGGCACAGGAGGTATTGGAACATTAGCAAGACCTGTGTCACAACTAGGTAAAACTATTCAACAAGCATTTACTGCAAATGCACCTACACAAGCAGCAGCAGCTACAGGTGGTGGTTTAGGACAAGCAGCAACACAAGAATTAGGTGGTGGTCAAGTTGCTCAAACTTTAGCAGGTTTAGGTGGCGGTCTTGCTGGTGCTGGACTTGTTAGACCTAAAGCTATTGGTCTATCTACTCAACAATTACAAAATGCTAATAGAGATGAAACATTAAAACTAGGCAGAGATGCTGGTTATGTTGCATTGCCTACAGATGTAGGTGGTAAAAAATTAGGTCGTTTTTTAGAAGGTGTTTCTGGTAAATTTAAAACAGAAGAATTAGCTAGTGCTAGAAATCAACAAGTTACAAACAATCTTACTAAGCGATATTTAGACTTACCTGAAGATGCACCATTAACAACAGAAGTTTTAGATAATGCTAGAACATCTGTATATCCTGCTTATGAAGCTATTGCTAACACAGGTACTATTAGCTTTGGAAATAAAAATCCATTCTCTAATATTGTGACAGGTGTTAATAAAGTAACAGGTGGTAAAAATGCACTTATGCAAGACATACCAGATACTTATAGTATGGATGCTGCAACAGCTATTCAAAGATTAAAAGAGTTACGTAGTGATGGTAGTGCTTATTTGCGTTCAGGTACTAACATTATGAAACCTAATCCTAAAGAAGTAGCACGTGGTAATAGATATTTAGCTGAAGCAGATAAACTAGAAAAAGCTATTGAAAACCATGTTGTTAAATTAGGTCAACCTGAACTTATTAATCAGTTTAGAGATGCAAGAAGATATATAGCTAAAACATTTACAGTAGAAAAAGCATTGAACCCACAAACAGGAGTTGTAGACGCTAAAAAGATAGCTAAACAATTAGACCAAGGTGTGCCTATTACAGATGAATTAGCATTAGTAGGTAAATATGCTAAAGCATTCCCTAAGACAACTAAAGTAGTAGCAGAAGCTCCTGCTCCATTTTCAGCATTAGATTTATATGGTGCTGGTGCTGGTGCTGGTGTTGATTTGTTTACAGGTGTTCCTGCATTATCTCTTTTAGCTCCTGCAAGAATTGGTGCTAGATATGGTTTAATGACACCACAAGCTCAACAAATGCTTGCTACTCCACAATATACGCCTAGAACAGCACCATTTGTGCCATATCAAGGCTTACTCAACAATCAAGAATAAGGAACAGTAATGGTAAAGTCAGACGTAGAATCACGCTTAAGTACGCATGAAGAAGTATGTGCGTTACGTTATGAGCAAATAAACGCAAGACTCAAACGCCTAGAACAAATCTTATTAGGCACAGCAGGTTTCGTTATCGTATTTTTATTGACTCACTTTACAAAATGACATTTATTACAGAGAACAATATAGCAAACCTATATTCAGCTCTGATAGAAATGCCCATATTTGACGAGTATAAACTACCACCTGCATCTAAAGTAGACTTCGTAGTATTGCATGACGATACTATATGTGGACAATATGAACCACCAGAACAAGGTGAACCTCATGTTATTACTATATCTACTGCACGTCATTCTCATCTCTATCCTGTCTTAATGACTCTATGCCATGAGATTATCCACATGTGCGTATATCTAGACTCACCTAAAACAGAACAGTATGCTAGTCATAAAGGTTTATTCTTAAAACTACAAAAGCGTGTAGCCAAGATGTATGGCTTTGACCCTAAAGAATTATAAGGAGAATATCATAGACCCAATTACCATGTTATCTGCTTTTGCTCCAGTCGTAATGGACTTAGGCAAATCTCTTATTAATCGTTTTGTAGCACCTGACCAATTTAAACCAGCTACTATAGAACAATATGCTCAAATGAAAAACATTGACTTAGAGTTCTTTAAAGTAATGAATGAAGCAGGTTCTGGTAACCCATCTTATCCTTGGGTAGAAGCTATCACTAGACTTATGCGACCTATGATTGGTCTTATTGTATTAGGCACATGGGCTACAATGCACTTAAAAGGTATATCTACACAAGAAGTGGATAACTTTGCTAGTGCTGTAGGGTTTTATTTATTTGGTGAACGTAGTTTGTTCTATATCAAAAAGAAATGATATTTCTAAACATACTTAACTTTATCGGTTTATCTATACTTAAACTTATCGTAGTGGGACTACTATTTGTAGTCATGGGTATTGCTTTAGTATTTATGGCAATTATGGACTACTTAACTCGTGCATTGGAATATATTAATTCATATGTTGATTGAAGTTAAAAGGTTTGAATTTAAAGATACACATACAGTAGGCAAGATGTATGTAGACGGTGTATATGAATGTTATACGTTAGAAGATGTAGTCAGAAATGGAACTAAAGTTTTAGGTAAGACTGCTATCCCTACCGGTGAATATAAACTTATTATAGACGCTTCTACACGCTTTAAACAGGACATGCCACACATACTAGACGTTCCTAACTTTACAGGTGTTCGTATCCATTCAGGCAACACTTCAGCAGATACAGATGGATGTATATTACTTGGCTCAACATGGGCAGGTAAAGACTTCATAGGTAATTCTAAAATAGCTTATAACAAGTTCTTTGACAAACTAAAAAAAGCTAAAACAGCTACTATTAAGATATGCTAGATTATCTTATCTGCGATATCCTTTGTGCTATAGACCACTTTAAATATGTATTACTCATGCTAATTATTTATCTAGTATATAATAAAGTATCTCAACATTAGAGACTACTATGAAAATATTACTTATTGATATAGAAGTAGCACCAAATACTGCTCATGTCTGGGGTATCTTTGACCAAAACATCTCTATAAACCAATTACTAGAATCATCTTACACTCTCTGCTATGCAGCCAAGTGGTATGGTGAATCTAAAATCATGTTTGACTCTATTCAAAAATCTGGCAAACAAAAAATGCTAGACTCTGTACATAAACTTCTTGATGAAGCTGATGCCATTGTTCACTACAACGGTTCTAGGTTTGACATACCAATACTACACAAAGAGTTTTTACTATCTGGTATGCCACCTCCAGCACCCTCTAAACAGATAGATTTATTGCAGGTAGCAAGAAGACAATTTAGATTTGTTTCTAACAAACTAGATTATGTAGCACAGGCTTTAGGATTAGGTAGCAAGACAGAACATGAAGGACATGCTTTATGGGTCAAGTGTATGAATGATGACCGTAAGGCATGGAAAACAATGGAAGAATATAATAAGAATGATGTTATATTACTTGAGAAAGTCTACGATAAATTCAAGGGTTGGATTAAACAACATCCAAATCATAACGCATATTCTGCTGACGTTTGTTGTCCTAATTGTGCTTCACGAAAATTACAATCTCGTGGTACACAAAGAAGTAGGACTGCTATTTATCAACGCTATCAATGTCAAAATTGTGGGTCGTGGGCAAGGTCTGTTAAATCAGAAAAGATTGCCAAAGACTCTTTAGTAAATATATAGGAAAATTATGCAACGTTCAGATGTAGAGATTATCTGTAATCACATGCTAGGCAGAGTGATTGTATCTTGTGAAGCATTACATGGCGATAGTACTATTGTCATTCAACTAGATGATGACTCACTTATAGAAATTAGTGGCGAGGAGTTATCGCTCTATTCCGAACTTACACCATTGGATGACTGATACCAAGCATCTATATAGTCTTTTAATCCTTCTATACCATTACCAAGAATAACAAGTTTATCTTGGGTAACCTTGTAAAACTTATCTACCTCAGTTCCAGTATCATCACTATACCCATTTATAACTAACACAGTAAATTTATCTTGGTCTGCTAATGCTTTTAACAGTATCTTTTGACCTAGAGATATATCCTCATCTTCACGCTTCCACTCTCCAATAAGAAAGTTTCCTCGTCTTTCAAAAACCATGTCAATGTTAGATGGCATAGCTTTTGGATTATCTAGTATTACACCTCTTAAGAAGCCAAAGTCTGTATGACTAGCATACGCATTACGCATAGCATTAGACACAAATGATAGTACCATTATAAACCTGACAGACGGTTACAGACCCATCAGGTGCTAGTATAGTAGTAGTTTGACCAAATGACTGTTCCGTATAAAAGATAGCTAATGCTGCCATTACCGTAACGAATATCCAATAGATTTTACTCATCATCAAACCTTTGTAATTGAGCTTCTAGTTCTGGTGGAATCTCAACTCCATCATCTTTAGTAGCATCTAATAGTTTGTTCTTATACCAATCAGACTTTTCTAAATCTTGTTGTGGATTATCTTTAAATGGATAACGTAAGTCATACTTTAACTTACAACCTTTAAGATAACCAATATACTCTTCTTTAGTTAAACGACTTTTAATCACATCTATTGCTTCTATACCTCCCACCAAGTAATGCGGTGGTCTATTCACTAAATCAACCATATCTATCCCCTTAGAAAAAATAAATCAATTAACTGATAACAACCATAAAAAAACCAACCCATACCACCAACAATCAACAACCATACTACCACTTCTAATATCTTTTCTGCTCTTGCCATTTACCATACTCCCTTCCTACAGTTACAGACACATAATTCCTATTCTTAAATCTTTTATCCAATGTGTTATTGTAAGTCCACTTTGGCAAAGTAAAGTATCCTTGACTTTCTAAATACTTTAATCTTGTTCTACAAACAACGCATTGTTGCACAATACTTTTAATGCTGCAACCAGGATTTGCTTCTATATAACTTATAATAAACTTTGCTTGTCTTTGGTCATCTAGTTTAGTGTACATCTTTTACTCCATGCAATTGTTCTATAAGCCTAGCAAATCTAAATATCTTGTCAATTGTTATTACCTGACTACCGTATCCAAATGCTTCTTTATATACCTTTATAATTTCTTCTTGAGTAAGTGGTTTAGAGTCCACCATGTGCCTCCGTTAGTTTCTTACTATCGTACTTAGATAATCCTTTATATTCTTCTACAGGTTCACCAGGAACTAATGGTGTTATCTTAATATGATGCGTTGTATTCTTTAAGTCGTTTAAATATGAAAGTTGATTAGGATGAAATGACCATAAATAAGATTTCTTTAAGTCACCAGACCTAACATCAAACTCCTCATAAAGCCATGCTACAGGTTCTTTTTTAGCCATTAGTAAAAATACATCCTTCCTATGTGTTTTGTTTTTTGTTTACCAAACCATGCTTTCTTTGGCGGTATTGAGTCATCATGGAAATATAAAGCATTTGCAACTGGATTTGCATATTTATTATGAACAATCGTATCAATAACCAAAAGTTTAGTTTCCAAATACGCCCTAGCATTAACTTCTGGATGACTTTCATCCGTAACCCCAATAAACTGACCATTAGCATAAACAACAGAGCATACATCACGACCCCAAAAACCACTACGAACCCTATTACGTATGACATTTATAACACCTACCTTTTCTTCTAGTGTTCTTGTATTAACTTCATGGTACACAGCAGTTGCATAACACGCTATATCTAATTCTAAGTTATGTATATCCATTATAAACCTTTCATGCTTTTCTGGTGTCTAGCAAATCCACATAAGCGTATAATTCTATTATATTGTGCAATTAAGCATAATATATTACTTAAGGATAAATACCATGTGGACAACTCCAGCAGCTACAGAAATGCGTTTTGGCTTTGAAGTAACTATGTACGTAATGAACAAATAGTTATAAGCAATTGGGGATGCTCCTAGAAAGGAACATCCTCTTCTGCACCTTCAACAGCAGGTTTAAGTCTTTCATCCGTTGCTACCATTGCTACAGCACCACTAATAAACTTACCATTAGGACCTTCTTTAACCCATCCTGATAAAGTAAATTCAATACCATCTACATTTAACTTACCTCTATAGTCTGGTCGTTTAGGATTATCACCTTTATCATTCTTGTTTAACGTAAACGTATTTGTTTTATCATACTCAGCCATATACTACTCCTTTAGTTTTAAAATTGTTTGGTCTACTTCGTCTAAGAACTTAACCACTTCAGCTTCTAGTTCTGCAATATAATCATTATCCCTATCAACCCTAGAAACAAAGAGCTGTAATTCTACAGGGAAATTAGGATTGTAGCTAATAAAATCTACCCACTTAGCACCAGTACAAGCTAATTGCCATTGCATCTGTGGTA